TATCATTTGGCGACCAATGGACAACTGCAGGTGGCAAGGCAATTCCATTCCACGCATCAGTTCGACTTCGTCTTAAAAACACCGGAATGATCAAAGCCAAAGTTAATGGCGTAGAACAAGTTGTAGGTAGAAAAACAAATGTACAGGTAGTTAAGAATCGTATGGGTCCGCCGCATCGCAAAGTAGGTTATGAAATTTACTATGATAGTGGTATTGACAATTACGGTGGCTGGTTGGCTATCATGAAAAATTTTGATTTGGTTAAACAATCAGGTGCATGGTATACATTGGAAGATGTTGACCACGAAACCGGAGAAACGTTTGGTGAATTAAAATTTCAAAGCAAAGACTTTGTTGAAAAGGTTATTAGTAACCCAGCAGCAAAGGATAGGTTATACAGAAGAATTTGCGATGCTTACATATTCAAATATCAAGCAGGTATCGATGGCGGTATTGATGATGTAATAATTACAGACGAATTCATTGATGAAGAAGGATAATGAATAAGTATCAACAATTATTCAAAGAGTTACAACAAGAAAGAAATTCAAGCCCGTCGGATGTAAATGATCATCTCATGGTATTCGACGGCTTGAATACTTTTATTCGTAGCTTCGGTGCGACACCTGCCTATAATGAAGATGGCGATCATATCGGTGGTATTACTGGATTTTTATATTCAGTGGGCAAAACAGTTCGAGACTTTAAACCAACACGTTGTGTTATTGTGTTTGATGGTAGAGGCGGCTCTGCAAAACGAAAAAAGATTTACGGCGATTACAAAGCAAATAGAGCAAATAAAACAAAACTTCGTCGCCATGATCATCATGATTCAACAATTGAAGATGAACAAGAATCAATGCGACATCAATTTAGTCGATTAGTTTCTTATCTAGACAATCTCCCAGTAACATTCATGGCAATAGACGGCATTGAAGCAGATGATGCAATTGCTTATATTGCGCAAATGTATGAAGATATTTGCAAAAAAATTACCATTGTTTCTACAGATAGAGATTTTTATCAATTGGTAGATGACCGAATTCAAGTATGGTCTCCTATCAAAAAGAAAATGTATGATGTTGCAGCAGTGCATGAAGAATTTGGAGTGCATCCTAATAACATGGTTATTTATAGATCATTTACGGGAGATGCATCTGACAATATTCCAGGCGTTAATGGAATAGGACCAAAGACTATTTTAAAATTGATTCCTGAATTAGCACAGCCCGCAGAATATTCAGTTGATGCATTATTAGATAAAAGTCGAAATAATCTTAAAGAATCTAAATCATATCAGAAGATTCTAGATAATGCTCGAATCATTGAGCAAAATTATCAACTCATGAATATCAAATTATTAGATATTCCAGCACAGACTGCAAGTAAGATTCGAGGTATCATGGAACAGCCAATATCTGAATTAAATAAGTCTGAATTTCAAAGATTATTTTATGAAGATAAGATGTGGGCGATCATGAAGAATTTACCAGACTGGCTAAACAATACATGGTTATCTTTGAATGCATTTGCAAAACAAACACGCAAATAATATTTGATATTATTAATAAATTATATATAATGGTTATATGACAGATAAATTAAGTGAATACGGATTTGGATTTCAAGTCAAAGTCATAGCAGCATTATTTACGGATAGAATATTCTTACAACAAATTGCAGATATCATTCAACCTGATTATTTCGAATCAGATTCAAATAGTTGGTTACTTGAGGTTATATTAGAACATTTTAAAGAATATAAAACACCTCCATCGAAAGATGTACTTAAAGTAAAAATAACTGAGATTGAGAATGATATTCTCAAAACTGCAATATTAGAACAATTGAAAGAAGTATTCCGATACATGGAATCAGATGATCTTTCATTTGTTAAAGATGAGATTCTTAAATTTTGTAAGAATCAAGAAATTAAACGAGCAATCATGGATTCGGTTACCTTGCTTAAAATGGGTAACTATGATGAAATTAAATCTAAAATGGATAGCGCTATGAAAGCTGGTGCTGATACAAATATTGGATTAGATTATATTAATGATGTAGCATCTCGTTATAATGAAGCAGCACGACATACAATCACAACTGGCTGGGATGTTATTGATGATTTAATGGACGGCGGATTAGCTCCAGGCGAATTAGGAGTAGTAATGGCACCTGCAGGTATTGGTAAATCTTGGATGCTTATTAATATTGGTGCTAATGCAGTCAGAGCCGGTAAGACAGTTATACATTATACATTAGAGCTTAACGAAAACTATGTAGGACAACGTTATGACTCAGTATTAACCGGTATAAACGCACAAACTCTAAAACATCATCAAGACACTGTCGAGGAAAAGATGCGTTCTCTAACGGGTAATTTGATTGTTAAATATTATCCAACTAAATCAGTTGGCATAATGGCACTCAAAGCTCATATTGAAAAAACCATAATGCAAGGCAAAACACCAGATCTTATCATTGTGGATTATGGTGATCTTTTAAAGGTAAATACTAAGAAAGACAAACACGAAGCATTAGAAGATTTATATGAAGAACTTCGAGGAATGGCGGGAGAATATAAAATTCCAGTTTGGACTGCATCGCAGGCAGGACGTAGTGCATTGGAGGAAGATATTATCGAAGCAGATAAAATTGCATCTTCATATGGTAAAGTGATGGTTGCAGATTTCTTGATGTCATTGTCACGCAAAGTCGAAGATAAGATGTCAGGCACTGGTAGAGGCCACGTTATTAAGAATCGTTTCGGTCCAGATGGCATAACATTACCAAGTAAGATTAATACAAATAATGGTCAATTTCAATTCTTTGAACCACAAACTACCCAGGGTAAACAAACTACACAAGTTATGAAAACCGGAGAGAACTTAATGAAGAAAAATTTAGCTCAAAAGTTCAAAGATCTGGGTGGACAATTTGGATAAAATCATATTTATATAAAATGAAATGGGAAGGAATCATCCTTCCTTTTTCTATCTAAAAAAACTAAGTTATTAACAATTTAAAAAGGACATAGATGCCAAAACTTTTTGAGAATCGAATCCCGTTTAAGCCATTTGAATATCCAGAATATTACAATGAAGGATGGCTAAAACAAGCACAAGCATTTTGGTTGCATACAGAAATTCCAATGCAAGGCGATATTAAAGATTGGAATGAAAATTTACAACAACATGAAAAGAATTTGGTAGGAAATATCCTTTTAGGTTTTGCTCAAACTGAATGTGCAGTATCAGATTACTGGACTAACATGGTAACTAAATGGTTCCCTAAACACGAAATCAAACAAATGGCAATGATGTTTGGTTCTCAAGAAACGATACATGCAACAGCATATTCATACTTAAATGAAACTCTAGGTCTTGAAGATTTTGCGGCATTTTTACATGAGCCTGCAATTGCTGAGAAATTTGAGTTTTTAACTGCAACTACTGCAGAATGGACTTATGAAGATTTAGCATCAAATCCAGAAGCAAGAAAAGAAGTAGCTCGTTCATTAGCAATCTTTTCTGCTTTTGCCGAAGGGGTATCGCTTTATTCATCTTTTGCAGTACTTTATTCATTTCAAATGCGTAACATGTTGAAAGGCATTGGCCAACAAATGAAATGGTCTGTACGCGATGAATCGTTACATTCTAAAATGGGATGTCAACTTTTCCGTCATATGTATGAAGAATTTCCAGAACTCAAAGATGCAGTTCAATCAGATGTAGAAGAGGCTGCAACATTGATGGTACAAATGGAAGAACAATTTATTGACAAAATGTTCGAGCAAGGTGATTTGGAAAATCTAAAAGCTGAAAACTTAAAAGACTTTATCAGAAAAAGAGCCAATGAAAAATTGCATGAGCTTGGATATCAATCTATTTTTAATTATAATGTAAAATCAGCGGAAGAGTTAGATTGGTTCTATCACTTAACCGGCGGGCTTACACATACAGATTTCTTTGCAGTACGTCCAACTGATTATTCAAAAGCAAATGAAGGCGAAGATTGGTCTGATTTATGGTAACAAAAAAAGAAAAAACAATGAAAAGTTTCGGAGAAGAATTAGGTTGGGAATTAGGAGTAGATTATCCGGAGTGGGGTAACACTGAAATATATGTTAAAACAATATCAAAAGGCTATTTGCTCGAAGGTGAAACTCCTAAAGATGCATATTGGCGTGTTGCAACAGCAGTAGCGCGCCGTTTAGGCAAACCATCATTGGCATCTAAATTCTTTGATTATATTTGGCGAGGTTGGTTAAATTTAGCAACACCAGTATTATCTAATACAGGAACAGACCGCGGTTTACCAATTTCGTGTTTTGGTATCGATGTAGCAGATTCAATTCAAGACATCGGCGGCAAGAATCTAGAAATGATGCTTCTTGCTAAACATGGAGGCGGTGTCGGTATTGGAATGAACATGATTCGGCCTGCTGGCAGCAAAATATCACAAAATGGTACATCTGATGGGGTAGTTCCATTTGCAAAGATTTATGATTCAACCATTTTAGCAACAAACCAAGGCTCAGTTCGCAGAGGTGCGGCATCAGTTAATCTAAATATCGATCATCCGGACTTTGAAGATTGGTTGGAAATCCGCGAACCAAAGGGTGATGTAAATCGTCAATGTTTAAATATGCATCAATGTGTAGTTGTATCAGACAAATTTATGCGTAAATTGGAAGAAGGCAATGATGATGCTCGTCGCAAATGGGGTAAAGTACTTCAAAAGCGTAAAGCAACTGGCGAACCATATATCATGTTTAAAGGCAATGTTAACAAGCAAAACCCAGATGCATATAAAACAAATGGTTTAAAGGTATTCATGACCAACATTTGTAGTGAAATTACATTGCACACTGACGAATCACACTCATTTGTTTGTTGTTTGTCGTCTTTAAACGTAGCAAAATATGATGAATGGAAAGATACCGACCTAATCTACACAGCAACCTGGTTTTTAGATGGTGTCCTTGAAGAATTTATACAAAGGGCCAAGAATATGCGAGGCTTTGAAAACTCTGTTAGAAGTGCGGAAAAGGGTCGTGCTTTAGGTTTAGGGGTTTTAGGTTGGCATACTTATTTGCAACAAAAAGGAATGTCATTTGAAGGATTGCCAGCACAATTCGAAACCCGTAAAATATTTTCACAAATAAAAATTGAATCAGAACGAGCTTCCCGAGACTTGGCAAATGAATATGGCGAGCCATTATGGTGCGTTGGGACTGGTATGCGTAATACTCACTTAAGAGCAATTGCACCAACTGTTTCAAATTCAAAACTATCAGGCAATGTATCTGCAGGAATTGAACCATGGGCAGCCAATGTATTCACTGAACAAACATCTAAAGGTACTTTTATTCGTAAGAATAAAGAATTGGAAAGAACTCTTAGAAAAATTGGAATCAATAATAAAGAAACTTGGGATAAGATTTTAGCTGACGGCGGATCTGTACAAGATTTAACAGAATTAGATAATTGGGGTTTTATTGCAGGTAAATTAATGCATCGAGACGAAATGCCAGAAACAGCTTTCACTAACAAAGAAATTGATTGGTCAAAAGATGTATTTAAAACATTCAAAGAAATCAATCAATTAGAACTAGTTAAACAAGCAGGCATTCGTCAGCAATATGTAGATCAGTCAGTTTCACTTAATTTAGCATTTCCATCACAGGCATCTCCGAAATGGATTAATCAAATTCATATCGAAGCTTGGAAACAAGGAATTAAGACACTTTATTATATGCGTACCGAATCAGTTCTTCGTGGAGATATTGCAATTCGTGCAACTGATCCTGACTGCATTTCATGCGACGGCTGATGACTGTGATGGATAAGTTTATAACATATACATATTTATAATAAAGGAATAAAATATGTATGTGTTATATGAAATCAAAAATGTTATTAACAATTGGCGATATATTGGTTGTACTAAAAATTGGACCGATCGTAAACAAGAACATATTCGAACATTAAATCAGAATACGCATTGTAATAAACATTTGCAACGAGCTTGGAATAAATACGGTTCTGATAAATTTATCTTTTCAATTACTGAAACTGTACAATCAAAAGAAGAAATGTATAAACGCGAAATAGAATTAATTAGTGAAACTATAAATTTATATAATATTGTCAAAGGTGGAAATGGAGGTGATTTAATTACAATTCATCCAGAATATGATCGTATTATCGAAAATATGAAAGCCGCTCGTAAAAAAATGTATAAAGAAAAGCCCGAAGAAAGATTAAAACGCAATTGTTTCTTAAATCTATCAGAAGAAGAATATACAGAAAGATGTAAACTCTGGTCAGAAGTAAAAAAAGGTCCAGGCAACGGTAGATTTAAACATGATAAAAAAATTGCACAAATTAACAAGAAAACTAATGAAGTGATTAAAATATGGGAATATTCGAGATTACTTGATTACAATGGTTTTAATTCAAAATATGCAAGATGGGTAGCAGAAGGAAAACCTCAATTCAAAAGTCATAAAGGTTACTTATGGCAATACGTTGATATGTAGGTTGGAAATACCAAATAAATTTATTATAATATTATTGAAAGAGTTACAATATGACAGATAAGCAAAGACAAAACTTAGAACTAGTAAAACCTGGTTTCGCTAATGGTATTTCTACGCAATTAGCTAATAAACAAGCTATTGAAGGTCCTGATGCTAGATTGACTGATGATGAGAAACAGCATATTATTAAAATGGCTGCATTCTATTATGGTGAATTTCTCAAAGCATTAGGCGTAGATTGGGAAAAAGATCCTAATTCAGACAATACTCCTAAACGAGTAGCAAAGGCATATGTTAATGATTTATGGAAAGGTCGTTATGAGCCAATGTCAGATATTACTTCATTTCCAAGTGATGGTTATGACGGTATTGTATTCGAAGGCGGCATTCCATTAACTAGTATGTGTTCACATCATCATCAAACGATTGAAGGACTAGTTCATATTGCATATATTCCAGCAGAGAACGGCAATGTAGTTGGATTAAGTAAATTAAATCGTGTTGTAGAACACTTTGGTAGACGAGGTGCAATTCAAGAACAATTAACAGTTGCTATTCAACACGCAATTGATGAACTTATTACTGACAATAAAGGTGTTGCGGTAATGATTGAAGCAACTCATAATTGTGTATCATGTAGAGGTGTTAAGCACCGCGGTGCATCAATGAAAACAGCAAAATTATCAGGAGCATTCTTAGAAGATGGTAATGCTCGTTCAGAATTTTATCAATTTGTGAAAGGTTACACTCATGGCTAAATTTCAGTCAACAAAATTATTTGATGGTTATTCTACCTGTTTCCGCCAATGGCGAGCAGATGGTACACATTGCAAATTCTTACATGGATATGCAGTATCATTTCGTGTATGGTTCGAAGGCGAATTAGATCATCGCAATTGGGTATTTGACTTTGGCGGTATGAAACGAGCTACAACAAAAATTCAAGGAATGAATCCTAAAGATTACTTTGCGTGGTTATTAGATCATACTACAATTGTTGCCATGGATGATCCATATTTACCGCAATTTAAACAAATGTATGAAGATGGTATTATTCAATTACGAATTTTAAAAGATGTTGGCTGTGAAAAGTTTGCAGAACATTTATACAACGTAATCAATGAATTCTTAAAAGAAGAAACTGCAGGTAGAGTGAAAGCTATTAAAGTAGAAGTATACGAACACGAACGAAACTCGGCAAGTTATGAATAATATTAATGAAATGTATGTATCGATCTATGAATATACAGGTAGATCTGCTACACTTAACAATGTAGGTCGCGAAGTAATGGATGCTGCTTTAAAAGAAGGCATCAAAGTCGTTTGGCGAGATTTACCTCCAGATATGAAGCGCGAAAACTTCACACAGGTTGCAACATATCCTAGATCATTTCTAAATAAATTTTTTGGCAATGATGTTAAATACACAATGATAGATCCAGTAACTTTAAACATGTTGTTTGATAAACTAACTGCATTAGAAGAAAAATTTAACGACCTAATAAAAAAATTAGATAATAAACAAGAAGAACAGTTAATAACAAAATTAGATCATGTCAATACCGATGATGATGAATTACCTTTTTGAGCCCGTTATGAAACCAGGAAGAATTACAGATTACGAAAAAACATTACCAATAGTAGAATTGTATCGTTGTGTACAATCTGAAGGCAGTCGATTTGGTCGCCCTACTATTGCAGTTAGAACTACAGGTTGCACTCATCGTTGCTATTTCGGCGAAGGAGGCTGGTGCGATTCTTGGTATACAAGTATCCATCCAGAAAAAGGTACTTTTTGTTTTAATGATATCATCAAGATTTATGATGAGAATCCACATATTACAGAAATGATGTTAACTGGTGGTTCTCCGACTATGCACCCTGCATTAGTAAATGAATTAACTCATTTTGCAAATGAAAGAGATATCATTATCACGATTGAGACAGAAGGATCACATTTTATTGAAACTGATTATCCTATAGATCTTATTTCTCTTTCTCCTAAATTTGCAAATAGCGTTCCTGTTATAGGTGTTGCTACTCCGCAAGGTACAATTACGGATGAAAAAATGATTCGTCAACATAATAAGCATCGTCTTAATCATGAAGCTATTAAATCAATGTTATCTTTTCATTCAGATTATCATTACAAACCAGTTTGGGATGGCACTGAAGAAAACTTAGCAGAGATTGAAGCATTTCGAATGTATCATAATATTCCAAAATGGAAGACATTTATTATGCCTGCAGGCGATACAAGAGATGAATTAATTAAAATGTATCCAATTGTATTTGAAATGTGTGCTGAAAAGGGTTATAATATGACTGGACGAGATCATATCATTGCATTTGATACTAAACGAGGTGTATGAGTATTATCAATTGGGAATTACATCAAAAGTTAAATAAAAATAACATAATTGACACGGAGTATAAATATATGAAACGAAAAACACCATTAACTAGACCAAAGCGTAAAAAGAATCATTTAAGTATGGTAACGTGGAATCAATTGACATATGAAACAGTTAATATGCCAGCATATTTAGCGGATGAGTATGTTCGTCATTTTGATTTAACTAAAGTACCAACTACATCTGAATTACAATTTTGGATTTCACAACGAGATAGAAAATGAATTGGACAGTAACAACGACATTTGGCAATGTCAATATTAATTATATCATAAAATGAAACAGATATTATACTTCACAGCAACATGGTGCGGTCCATGTAAAGTACTTAAGCCGAAAATCCAGGCTATGCAAAGTCAATTACCGATAACCATCTTAGATGTAGATACGAATTCAGAAGCAGTTGGAAAATATTCAATTCGCAATGTACCTACAATTATTGTTACTAATGGTAGCAACGAAATAGGTCGATTAGTTGGCAATAACATCACACAAGAACGAATAGTAGAATTATTTAATCAATAAAAAAGGAATAAGTTATGAATTGGACACCAATTGGAGATCAGGTTTTGATCAAAGTAGAAAAAGTTTCAGAGAAAACAAAAGGCGGCATCATTTTAGTTGATCGCGATATGAATTTTACTAAAGGGGTTGTTGTTGCAACAGGTCAAGGGTTATTTACACAAACAGGTGATCGTATTCCGATGACAGTAAAAATAGATGATGAGGTATTTGTATACAAATCAAATCTAGGAGAAAATAAAAGCATTATCTTAGACGATACAGATTACATGTTGATTCGCGAATCTGAAATTGGGCTTGTAAATTCAACAAAATGATTGAAACATTAGGTTGGATAAGCACTTTATTAGTATTAGTAGGATATATACTCAATGCTAAATGTTTAAGAACGCCAGCTATGATAGCTTGGATCGTTGGAGATATTGGATGGATAACATATGATATCTATATAGACAATTTTAGTCATTTAGCATTGAGTGCTATCATCATTTCAATTAATTTATTCGGAATATACGAAACATGGAAAAAATCATCACAAAAGAACAAATACAAGACCGAGTTCAACAATTAGCAGAAGCAATTTCGGTAGATCATATGAAATCTGGTAATGCATTACCACCGGTGATGATTTGCGTATTAAATGGGGCATTGCATTTCTTTTCAGATTTAACTAGAATGATGTCAATTCATTGTGAAATTGATTGTATTCGATTAAAATCATATAATGGGCAAGATAATAGTGCAGGAGTTAAAGTAATTAAAGATGTTGAATTAGATTTGCATGGCAAACGAGTTTATATCATCGATGATATTTTAGATACTGGTGCTACAATGTTTGAAGCATTGCATTTAGTTAATTCTCGCTACGCAGCAGATGTAAAAGTTGTAACATTGCTTAAAAGAAAATCTAGTCCACTTATGACAGATTTTTATGCATTTGAAATTGAAAATCAATTTGTTGTTGGATATGGGCTCGATGATTGGGGTATTAAAAGAGAATTGCCAGATATTTACAAAGTTTAGGATACGGGTTAGATATTTATAATAAAGGATCATTATGATTATCTATAAAACAACTAATTTAGTTAATGGAAAATTTTATATAGGACAAGATTCTAAAAATAATCCAAATTATTTAGGCAGCGGAACTTTGCTGAATAAAGCAATTGAAAAATACGGTCGAGAACATTTTGTTAAAGAAATTATTGAATATTGCGAATCTGAAGAACAATTAAATTCTCGAGAAATATTTTGGATATCTGAATTAAAACCATTATATAATATAGCAAAAGGAGGCTCAGGTGGCGATACTATATCAAATCATCCGGAACGAGCTTTAATTATCGAAAAACTAAAACAACGACCTATACGTTATTGGACGGAAGAGCAAAAAAATAAGCAACGTGGAGATAAAAATCCAGCAAAGCGTATTGAAGTAAGAGAAAAAATAAGTAAATCAAAAATTGGAAAATCTAGACCAGATCAATTAGGCGAATTAAATTCTGCAAAACGATTAGATGTACGAGAAAAAATTCGTTTAAAACTAAAAGGAATTCCGAAAAATCGAATACAATGTCCATTTTGCGAAAAGGATGGCCAGGCATCTAATATGTATAGATGGCACTTTAACAATTGTAAATTTAAAACAAAAGAATAACATGTACCAAGCAATAGGTTATGACAAAAAAAGTGGTTTAATGCACGTATGGGATGATGAGTTAGGACATCAAAAGTTTCCATTTCAACCATATGCATATTTACCAGATTCAAACGGACAATACAAATCATTAGATGGTGCAGTGTTAAATCGAGTACCGGGAAATCACAAAGACAATCGAACAGCATATGAATCTGATTTAAATGAAGAAGTACGAACATTAATTGATTTGTATTATGAATCAGATGAGCCATCGAAAGGACATCGAGACTTTTTCTTTGATATTGAGTCTGAACGTGATGAAAATGGTTACTCGACACCAGAAGAAGCTCGTTTAAGAATTACATCTATTGCATATTATGATAAAGCTGGCAATGATCGTAGAGTATTATTGTTAGATGAAGAAAAACGTGTTACAACAAATGGTTTTTCAGAAACTGATTATGAAGTAGAAATATTTCGTAGTGAAGCGGATATGTTAACTCGATTTATTAATATATTTGCAGAAGTTCAACCCACAGTAATTACAGGATGGAATACAGATAATTATGATATTCCATATCTCATTAATCGTTGCAAAAATGTATTAGGTGCACAATCAATAAAAAAATTATCGCCGGCTGGAATTGTTGAATGGAATAAGAATCGCGAGCGTTATAAAATATTTGGAGTATCGAGTTTAGATTATTTGACACTTTACAAGAAATTTACATATACAGAACTTCCGAATTATCGATTAGACACTGTTGCTAAATTTGAATTAGGTAGAGGTAAAGTTGAATATGAAGGAGATTTGAATCAACTCTTTGCAACGGATATTCATAAGTTTGTTGAATATAACATGGTCGACGTAAATCTGGTTCAAGATCTAGATGAAAAGACACAACTTCTTAATCTTGCTCGAACCATATGTCATAAAGGCCATGTTCCATATGAAGATGTATATTATGCATCTAAATATTTGGATGGCGCTGCAATTGTAGATTTGAAACGCAATAGATTAGTTGCACCTAACAAAGCATTTCGTTTTATTGAAGAAGAAACTCAAGCAGATGCATTAGCAGGAGCTTATGTAAAAGATCCAGTTCCGGGATTATATAAATGGATATATGACTTAGATTTAACATCACTATATCCTAGTATCATCATGACACTTAATATTTCTCCAGAAACCAAAATAGGTGTTATTAAAAATTGGGATCAAGAATGTTTGTTAAAATCAGAACCACAAGAAGTAACGTTACAAGATGGCAAACATATTCCTCACGTTAAAGCGTGGTTGTCTGATAATCAATATACTGTTGCTAGCAACGGAACTATTTACCGAACTGATATTAGAGGATTCTTACCAACCATTCTAGAAAAATGGTTTGAAGAGCGTGTTATTTATAAAGACAAACGAGATGAGTTTGAAGTTGGGTCTGAACAATATAAATTTTATGATGCATTACAATTAACACAAAAAGTATTGCTCAATTCATTTTATGGAGTATTAGGACTTAAGACATTTCGTTTCCATGATTTAGATAATGCGGGTGCTATTACAGCAACTGGTCAAGCAGTAATTAAATTCTCTGCAAAAGTTATTAATAATCATTATGCAAAAGAAACAGGTCAAGATCATTTTATCAATGCAACAAAAGGTAAAGCAGAATTTGCATTTTATACTGATACGGATTCAACCTTTGTATCCAGTTTGCCATTAATTGAAAAACGATTCCCTGGATTTGATGAATCAGATGAACAATTCATGATTGATCAAACAAATGCAATTGCATCAGAAGTTCAATCATTGGTAAATAAAATGTATGACAAATATGCCGTAGTATTTCATAATACAGAAACGCATCGTTGGCAAATTAAACAAGAATATGTTGCAAAATCTGGTTTATGGATTGCGAAGAAACGATATGCACAATGGGTAATTTTCAAAGAAGGCAAACCTACGGATAAATTAGATATTAAAGGTTTAGATGTTGTTAGATCTTCATTCCCGGAAGATTTTAAAAAGATAATGAAAGAAACGTTATGGCATATTCTTAAAGAACGAGATAAGACTCAAACTACGAATATGATTCATGATTTCAAAAATAATCTTAAGAAATCTCCAGTACTCAATGTAATGAAAAATTCAGGAGTAAAGGAAATATCAAAATATACTAAAAAGCGTAAACCATTTACGGGTTATTTATCAGGAACTCCGGCACATGTTAAGTCAGCAATCAATTTCAATGATTTATTAACAATGCATAAGATTCGTGATATTGAACCTATAACAGATGGCGAAAAGGTTAAATGGGCATACTTATCAGATAACCCATATGGGTTTGATACTATTGCATTGCGAGGTTATCAAGATCCAAAAGTCATTGCAGATTTCGTTGAACAATATATCGATCGAAATAAAATCTTTGAAAAGGAACTGAAAAATAAATTAGATGATTTTTATGCTGCAATGAATTGGGGAGCATTTCCTGAAAATAATAACGTAGCTAAGTTCTTTTCATTTGGTAAATAGAAATAAATTTCTTATAATATAGTATGATTGGTTATAAAAGCGTATGGTTTGGTAAAGAAGTCGAAGGACGTTTTACTGACGTAGAAACAATGTTTGTTTCTGATTTTAATGAATTGTTACAAGGAAAAGCGACAACAAAACCGGTAGCACATGTTTATATTTGTTCGCCGGCGACTAAGCAATTGGTAAACAATGAACTTAAAGGATTTGATTGGGGTAATTTGTTTAATATGATGACAGACAAACAAATTGTTTCAATCGAAGTAGAACCTGGTATGCTTGAAAAGATTCCTCCAATGATTCGTATCAGAGCTCATATATTGCTAATGCTTAATGAAAAAGATGCTGGGTTGTTAAAGAAAACAGATAGCATCAAAGTTGTATATAATGATTATTCATTGTATTGCACGACAGTGCATAATATGCAACAAGTATTACCAGATGATTATAAATTTGATAGATTTGAACAATGAAATATAGCGTAGTAGTAACATTTAGCGTTGAAGGCTTCCATAATTGGCCTGCAGCAAAAGATATTTTTCCTGACGTAGCATTCTTATCAGATAGACATCGTCACATGTTTGGGTTTCGTTGTTATGCACATGTTACTCATACAGATCGAGATGAAGAATTTATTCTTCTTAATCGCAAAATACAAAAAGCATTAAGAAATGGATTTGTTAAGTCAGAACCTAATATATTAGAGTTTGGTTCAATGTCTTGCGAAGCAATTGGCGAATGGTTATTAGACGAGTTTGCTTCACTGTATAAAGTAGAAGTTTGGGAAGATTGGGAAAATGGTTGTGTTGTCGCGCGAGATTAGGGAAGATTAGGGAAGATTTTGAACTTATGTTATATTTATATTAAATGAAACATTTAGATACATATAGTATACGTTTATGCCCTCGTTGTAACACTGAATTAAAGTATAACGGAAAAAATCATATAAAAACGTCTCGAGAAGCTGAAAAAAAATCTAGAACATGTAAAAGTTGCTCAACGTCAGGACAAAATAATCCAATGTATGGTAAACCTGCTTGGAGTAAAGGAAAAAAGCGCCCGGAGCATAGTAAATGGTTAAAAGAAAATAATCCAATGTTTGAATTACAATATCGAGATAAATATTTTTTAGCACAATTTGGAATGACAGCGGAAAAGTGGGCTGAAACAAAAGATGAAAGATATTTGTATATATTAGAAGTTTTACGAATTACAAAAAAGCAATCATTACATACGTTAGAAAATTTTGATAAAATTGGACATATATCAAATGGCGGTTATGCTATTGATCATATTTATCCTAAATCTAAAGGGTTCGACAATAAAATTCCTGCTGAGTTGATAGGAGATATAAAAAATTTACAAATCATACCAGGAATTGAAAATTCAAAAAAACGAGAAAAAATTATTTATATTCCAGAACATATTCAACATTATTTGGATATGATATAATAATTTTATATAATAAGTTATGAAAATATTTTTAGTAGATTTAGAATCAATACCGACACGGTATACTTGCGAATGGAAGACTCACATTCCTCAGTTATTACGCGATAACGGATTTGAAGTTGTTGTGATCGAAGGAGATCATGAAATTCCAGAAGCAACAACACCAGGTGCCTTTTTAAACTTTGGAGGCACTAATATGTATAAAGCAAAACAAGTTTACCATTTAGCATATAAGTTTACCACAGGACAAATCAAATCAGGAGATCATATTATATTTACAGATGCTTGGCATCCAGGTATTATCAATGTAAAATATATGAGCGATCTTTTAAATATTCCAGTTGTAACGCACGGACTTTGGCACGCGGGTTCATATGACCCAAATGATTTTTTAGGTCGTCTCGTAGGAGCTAAACCGTGGATTAGGCATAGTGAACAGGCAATGATTGGGGCATATGATCATAATTGGATTGCAACATCGGCACATTTTGATTTAATGCGCAAAACATATAAAGATGTATTTTTGAATCCAACATTTAATCGTACGGGTTGGCCAATGGAATATACACAAGATATGATACAATTTATTCCATGGCAACAAAAGCAAAATGTAATTGTGTTTCCACATCGTATTGCACCAGAAAAGCGTTTAGATTTATTTCAAGAATTAGCAGCACGCCCTGAATTAAAACATTATCAGTTTTGCGTTGCAATGGAAATGAATTTAACTAAAAAAGAATATCATGAATTGCTTCAAAGATCTAAATTTGCAATATCATTTGCAGATCAAGAAACATTAGGTATTTCTATGTATGAATCAGCGTGTGCAGGAGCATGTCCAATTGTTCCAAATAGATTATCATACACGGAAATGTATGCGCCAATGTTTAAACAAGCAGACAGCATAG